GCCTTTTGACTGCTCCGTTTGTTGCTATTGGCAGTATAATTTGGGAAGCTTTAGGTTGGATTTGGGACAAGATCAGTGTCATTGCGAAGGCATTCTGGGACGGATTAGTAATTTCAGCTAATTTCGTTTGGAATATTCTTAAAACTGTTGGGCAAGGTATTTGGGATGCTGTTGGCTGGGTTTGGGACAAAATTGGTGTCATTGCCAAAGCATTCTGGGATGGGTTGATAATTTCTGCTAATTTCGTTTGGAATATTCTTAAAACTGTTGGGCAAGGCATCTGGGATGCTGTTGGTTGGGTTTGGGACAAAATCGGTGTTGTTGCCAAATTCTATTGGGATGGGCTGGTAATCATCGCTAATTTCGTTTGGAATATTCTTAAGGCTGTTGGGCAAGGCATCTGGGATGCCGTTGGCTGGATTTGGGATAAGATCGGTGTCATTGCAAAGGCATTCTGGGATGGGCTGGTAATTTCTGCTAATTTTGTTTGGAATATCCTTAAGGCTGTTGGGCAAGGCATCTGGGATGCTGTTGGCTGGATTTGGGACAAAATCGGTGTTATTGCTAAAGCATTTTGGGATGGACTGGTAATTTCAGCTAATTTCGTTTGGAATATTCTTAAAGCTGTTGGGCAAGGTATTTGGAATGCCGTTGGCTGGGTTTGGGATAAAATTGGCCTGTTCGCTCAAAGATTCTGGAATGGGCTGAAGATCACTGCCAATGATGTCTGGAATATTCTTAAGGCTGTTGGGCAAGGTATTTGGGATGCTATCGGTTGGGTTTGGGATAATATTGGCCCTATCGCTAAAGCATTCTGGGATGGATTAATAATTGCTGCAAATAATGTTTGGGAAATTCTTAAAGCTGTTGGGCAAGGCATCTGGGATGCTATTGGCTGGGTTTGGGATAAAATCGGTGTTGTTGCCAAATTATATTGGGATGGACTGGTAATTTCAGCTAATTTCGTTTGGGATATTCTTAAAACTGTTGGGCAAGGTATTTGGGATGCTGTTGGCTGGATTTGGGACAAAATTGGCTGGGTCGCTCAAGACTTCTGGGATGGGCTGGTAATCATCGCTAATTTCGTTTGGGATATTCTTAAGGCTGTTGGGCAAGGTATTTGGGATGCCGTTGGCTGGGTTTGGAGCAAAATTGGCTGGGTCGCCCAAGACTTCTGGGATGGACTGGTAATCATCGCTAATTTTGTTTGGAATATCCTTAAAACTGTTGGGCAAGGGATCTGGGATGCTGTTGGCTGGGTTTGGGAACAAATTGAACCTATTGCTCAAAGATTCTGGAATGGGCTGAAGAACACCGCTAATGATGTCTGGAATATCCTTAAAACTGTTGGGCAAGGGATCTGGGATGCTGTTGGCTGGATTTGGGACAAAATTGGCCCTATCGCTAAAGCATTCTGGGATGGGTTGAAGAACATTGCAAATGATGTTTGGAATAGTCTTAAAACTGTTGGGAAAGGTATTTGGGATGCTATTGGTTTGGTTTGGGGCAAAATTAAGATTGCTTTTGATGAATTTTATAATTTTGTTTGGCCCAAAATCACCTCTATTGCAAATCTTATAAAAACCGCGCTTGGTGGTGCAATTAGTTTTGTTATCGGTCTATTTCAAAACTTTCCAAGCATATTCGCATCTGCTTTAAATTTGGTTATTAGAGCTATAAATAAAATAACAGGTTATACATTTACAATGCCTACATGGATAAAGTATATAGGTCTTGGCGCAATTGCTGGAAAGACATATTCGTTTAGAGATGTAATCCCAGAAATCAAGCAAATTGAAGTTGGTAAAGAGACAACCGCCCTAACGCAGCAAGAGGCATACATGAAATCAATGGCACAACTGAATGCTACAACAGCAAATCTTGCTTCAGCAGTTGCATCTGGCGCTTTTACAGACGAACAAGTTGCAAAAGCTATGGCACAACTGAATCAGGATAAAAATAATTTGACGGCTAGGGCCAGGGCTGCGGGTGTTGGGAAATATAACGGTGGAAAGATTGGCTCATATATGAAAGGCGGCGTGCTTTATGGCAGCGGCGGACTGACTCGGGGATTTGCTCAACAGGGAATTCCAGTAATTCTGCATGGCGGAGAATATGTAATTAGTCGTAAAGCCGTTCAAAGAATTGGGACAGACGTTCTTGATCAAATTAATTCAATGAGACTCTCTAAACCGAATATGCCAACAATGCCCTCGGTCCCAGAAATTATTATGCCAAACATGCGTATAACTAATAACAATATGCAACCGTCTGGACAAATTTCTAATACAGAAAATATTAATATTTACGTTGACAATTTCATTGGCGAACCGCAATGGTTCCAGTCGATGATGAAAGAATATAACACTAAAGTTTTACCAAGAAATACAAAAACCGCGGGTCTTGAAAATAGAATAATTTCTACATATACAGGTATAAATAGAGGTCTGTAATGTCAATACAACATTTGATAACTATAGATGGCAATGAAATTACTGAACATAATAGAAGAGTTTCTATTTCGGAAGAAATAGGAGCAAGCGATGTTGATTTAGCAAGCGGTCATAGAAGACGATTTTATCGTGACAATAAAAAAACTTTCAATTTTAATTGGACATATTTGCCAAATAGCCAATCTAAAACTGTAGATTCAAGGAAAGGACAAACGTATTTGTCTTCTATTGCCAATGGTACTTCATCCGTAACGCTCGGGATAAAACTCGATCCCGTTACGGATGAATATCAAGAATTTGAATGTTTTGTTGAATCTTATTCTGAAAAACTTTTAAGAAGAGATTTCTCTTCACAATGTTCATATTTTGATGTCAATTTGGTTTTAAAGGAAAAGTAATATGGCAAACTTTAGCAGATTTGGTATAACAGAACCCCTCTCATCTGGTATTGACTTTTATACAGGCGATGAGCAGGTAGTCCAGGCAACAATATCTGCTGAAGGCAATCTTGTAATAAATGCAATAAAATTATCGCATGCTGTAATTACACTATCTGTTGAATCTAATGCAAATACAAATATTACAAAGATTGCACATGCATCTTCTAACATTAATGAAATTCTTTCTGTTGTTGCAACTGTTGCCACAGAAAGACACGATGCGCTCGTTTCTGTTTCTGCAGAATCTAATGTTGCAGTAAGTATTACAAAAATTGCACTTGCGTCATCTAGTATAGACATAGCGAGCGGCGGTGCGTTTTCTGATGGTGTGGATGTAATAAAAATTGCATCCGCATCAACAGCTCTTTCTGCAGAATCTGATGTTGTTGCTAATGCTAAAAAAATCTCTTTGGCGGCCTCGGCATTGTCTGGCGAAATTACAGCATCTCAAACTGCTAAAAAGATCGTCTTGGCTGCAGCAGCACTTAGCGTTGAAACAACAGTCACCGCTGGTGCCAAAATTTCTCTTGCTACAATTAAAATTAATATATTAAATAATACTTCTATTAGCACTGCAATAATACGCTATGCTGCAAATACATCGGTTGGTCAAGATACAGCGTTAATTAGAACTTTACTTTTGCTTGATAATAAAGCGCTTACTAATCACAATAGACAATTCGATAGTTCTATTGAACCAATATTTGTAGAAAATAAAATATGGAATGCTTCAAAAAAAAGATATTACCGATCTTCGTCTAGAGGTGGGAGAAGAGTGTTTAATTTGTCCTGGTCGCTTGTCCCAGGCGAACGCGTTGATACTGCAGACGGTAAAAATGGCAGAAACTTTATTGCCTCAATTGCTTCAGATCCAGATTACCACGTGTTGAAATTTGTTAATATGGATGCTTCTGGGGCGACACCTGATACTGAAACAAGTTATAATGTATTAGTTAAAGATTATAGTGAAGATATTGTAAGAAGAGATTTAAATAATGATATATATCTTTGGAATTGCTCGTTAACTCTTGAGGAAGTGTAATGATTACATCTGACATATTTGATAAACCCATATCAAATACATTTATATCTAAAACCACGTCAATTGCTCAAAAAATTAAACCAAGAGTTATAGTTGATTGGCTGGACAGCAGACATGTAGATAAATCAGGCAATACAAATATAGTTACTAGCAATTATACTTGGCAAGATTTAACAACAGAAAATATTAATAGTTTATCAACTGGATTATTGTCAAATTCAAGAAGTTTGACTTCAAAAGAAATAAACTTTAATAAAAAAGCATCAACTGCTTTTTATTTTAAACCAAATGAATCCATTAACGGCATAGAACGCCAATCTTATACCTGGGCTGTTGTCGGAGCTAAAGATGTAAATGGCAACATTATTACAGCAAATGGTAATTGGCATTGTATGCCAACAAATAGTGTTAATGACGAAGATCAAGAAGAATTGTTTGAGTTTGGTTATTGGTCTTCAAATAAGAGTAATTCAAATACTCATTCTACGTTAAGTGGTTATGGGATGTCCAATAATGTAATTATAACGTATACTTTTGTAGCTAGACCTGTAAATCAAATAAAGGTTATTACTTCTGAATATTATGGGCAAATTAAATGTTATAATTTAAAAATATATAAAAATACAAATACACTACTGCTTAATCAAGACGGTGAAATTCCAGACGACAATTATTTTTTTACACACTATTTAGATGGTATTGATTATACAGAAATTAACCGTATTGTATTAGAAATTTATACTACTAAAAATCCACAAGATTATGCAAGAATAAATGAATTGTCTGTTTTGTATAGAGTTGATATGTCGGATTATGTGATTGATGCTGGTGTGAATAAAGTGCGAGATTTGCATGATACAAGTTTGCCAATTGCTGGGGGCGGCGCTTCCACCGCCGATGTCAATTTTGACAACTCACAAAAAGATTTTAATTTATTTTCAAATTCTTCCACTTATGGCAAATATATGAAAAAAGATTTAAGAGTTTTTATTTCTGGCGGTTGGCAAATTTCTAAAGGTTATGGAGAAATATCAAATGCTGTTTTAACGGCCAATATAAATTCTTCTGCTAATTCAATTTCAGTTTCTTCATTAAACGCAATCCCAGACGACGATGGTTCGAGCAGATATGTTTTAATAATAGATGGCAATAATGAAAATCGTGAATACGTTATTGGTTATAAAGTTTCTGATCAAACATTTGCTTTAACACAAAGGGGCGCTTATGAGTCTGCCGCCAGAAGCCATGTTTCAAATGCAATAGTTTCATTTGATACATATGAATACGTTCCTTACGGAATATTCTATGTTGATGAATGGCAGGCAAGCTCTGTCTCTATGGCGGTTTCCGCCAGCCTTACGGATTGGCAGAAATTTACTAATGAAAAAACAATATCTAAAGGATTTTTACTGCAAGACTGTTTAACAGGCGAAGCCGTTGAGCAATTATTGATGAAAGTAAATTTTCCCAAAAAAGATATTGAATATTTGGCTGAGCCTAAAAGAAAATATAAAAAACAAAATGCAATTTTACATCTTGGTTTTGATGAAAAAATTGTTGATCGAGATAATCAGACAAGAACAATTGCAAATTCATTAAGAGCAAGATTTGTTGAAGTTCCTTCAAATGATCTTGTTGGTTTAAAAGATATTTATCTTGATGCCAATGATACCGAACTAACCACAGTTGAAAAGGCTTTAGATATAAAAAGATTTTATACTCCAATGTTAACAACTAAATCAGAATTAATTTCAACTCAACCTGGTGGCGCAAATGTAGCGTTGAATTTTACAACTGGGTCTTGGACAAAACAAGATGGCTCGGGTTCGGTTAGTGAATACTATAATGGTGTTATTGATGGTTTTTATACTCCTTCTACAACTGGCAATCAATCAATAATAATTGAAATAAATCGCGGCGGGGTTCGTGTATTTCTTGAAAAACAATTAATTATTAATCGATGGTATAGTGTTGAATCTGGTTCAAATTCTGTAGTTACAATTGAATCTGACAATTATTATCTTTTAGCGGGAAACCCTGTTGAATTAAGAATTGAATTCTTTACGAGCTCAGCTCAGACAGATGTGCCGTTTCAATTAAAATTGAAAAAAAATGCTGGATCTATTGACTGGATTTATTCAAGCGAAACTCAAACTGCAATTGCATTTGACAGAATAGGTTCAAAGTCCAGCAATAATTATGCAACATTTAATACATCTACAAATCAATGGGTTTTGAATTCATCTGATACTATTATTAAATCTTCAAGAAGAAATAATGCTATCTATCGAGGAGATCTAACAATTGGCGAATCTAGCGGCGTTGTCTCTGATGCAGAAAGTAAAAGTGTTTTGCTTACCGCAAATTCTTATTTAAGAGTTCCTTATGATTTGTCTTACAATGTGTTTGATTCAAATTCACATACTTATACGGGCGATATGAGCGTTGTTTGTTATGCGAAATTTCATAATAACGCTTTTACTGGCACTGGTGAATTTATTAGCAATTGGAACAATGCCTCCCCCTCGGCAGGATTTGAATTATTTTATAATTCAACATCTCATGGTTTAAAAATTGTTACGTCTTCTGGTGTTGAAATAATCTCTTCAAATACAGCAATATCAAATTCTGCTTTTACACTTATGACGTTTACTTTAAAAAATAACAATTTAAAATATTTTTTAAATGGTTCGCTTGTTAATACCGTCACTTTATCTGGAACGCCTGTAAGTTATGCAAATAAGGATTTAACAATTGGGGGAAGAGGGGCCAGTTTTACAAATGCAGAGATTGCGCCGTCCTCTAATCGCATCTTGTATGTTGACGAATTTGCAATATTTAATAAAGCTTTGAATAATTCTGAAGTTATAAATCAATATATTGAAACTCAAATGGAAAAAATAATGGTATATCCTTTTATATTTGGTAATGATTCTACTGTACAAGGAATTATTGATGAAGTAACAATGGCAGATCTTGGTCGAATGTACATTGATGAAAGGCAAATTGCAAAATATGAAAATAAAAATAAATTTTTTGAATCTTCTATTGCACAACATGCAAATATACAGCAAACATTTTCTGATACAGCAAATATAATTGATGCATCTTACAACGTACAATTGCAAACAAATAAAGTAGTGGTAAAAATTAAAGGCACTACTTCTAATCTTGTTGGTCGGCAAGGATTGTGGAGAGCAGAAAGCCCGACTACACTTGGTGTTACAAAATTAACTTCAAATATTTCTAATTCTGATACATCAATGTTTGTTATAACAACTGATGATCCCTATTTTGAAAAAACTGGTTATTTAAAAATTGATGACGAAATTGTTAAATATTCAAACACTACTAGCAATTCTTTTGTTTCTCTTGAAAGAGCACAGTTTAAAACGACAGCAGTAAGCCATAGTCAAAATACTAAAGTCCGTGAAGTGCGGGTGTTTGAAATTGAGTGGGATAAAAGCCCAGCTTTTAGGATTGATAACCCGTACATAACAAATGTAGTGGACACTTATCCTCCCACCGTAGAGATCTTTAGATACGAGCCTAATGCTTACGGTGCTTTGCTTATTGTTGCTGCTACGGATAATGCTGCTGTTGGGTCTATTGTTTATTTAGAAGGTGATGACCCATCTAGCAATTCTAAATATTTTGCATCAATTGCTGGTTTTCCTGTTGCCTTTACTGAAACCAAGGGTCAAGTGAAGGACAAAAAATTGATGCTTGATGACAATATCCGAAGATACGGTTTGAAAGAATTAATAATTGAAAATAATTTTATTAATAATATTGAAAAAGCAAATATAATGGCACAATTTATTATAAATAAAATGTCAGAACCAGTGCCCGTATTAAATTTAAATATTATGCCAAATCCAAGAATTCAATTGGGGGATAGGATTCGAATTTCTTCTATGGATTCTTTTGATATAATTAATGGTGATTATTGGATTATAAGCGCAGACTCCCGATTTAGCGAAACTCCCAGTCAATCTATTGTTATAAGGAAGGTGGTGTGATGGCAAGCGGTATTTCTGAAAATAGCATTATTTTTTTTAACGGTGGTCATAATCATGATGGCGAAAATTCTGCTTTTATTGATACCGATCAGTATTCTATTTATGACTGGACTGTTGGCGTGTTTGGCTCAGGCTCTCGCCAAACCCGTCAAAATGCAAATTTTAATGCTTTAAAAACTGTTGTATCAAATATAGTTAATGATGTTGTTTTTACACCAGCTGGAGTTCGGCTTACTCCAAACAATATAACAGCAATTAATCTTTCTGCAAATTGCATTACTTCGGATAAAATTCAAGCAAATTCAATTACGTCTGATAAAATTCAAGCAAATTCAATTACTTCGGATAAAATTTCTGCAAATCTTGTTTTAGTTAATAATTTAATAAGCAGCAATGATTATGTTGCCGACGAAAGTGGTTGGATTTTACACGGGAATGGTTTTGCCGAATTTGGAGCAGCAGCTATCCGCGGAGACATAACGGCTCAATCTGTATCTATTGGGGATGACGATTACTGGCATGCTAATGGTGAATTTAAGTTGGGTGGAAGCACGGGCATATCTTCTTCTGAAGGCGGTTCAGTGACTATTGGCTCAGATGTTACCATTGATGGGAATATTTCAGCAGACAATATTACAAGCGGATCTGTTGACAGCACTCCAGGTGGCAACAAAGATATTAGTTTTAGTTTTGGTGATGGCAAATTTACAATAAATTCAGATGGTAATGTTTTTGCCAACTCTGGAGAATTTACAGGCGATATTACTTTTAAAGGACATCTAGATGGGCCAAGCGGAACCATTGGTGGTTGGCTTATTGATGGCAGCAATTTAAGAAGCGAAAGC